TACAAAAAACAGGGTTTCCATTTATCGTTTAAAAGGCTTCTTTAGGGTACAGTAAGATAATGCCTCTGGTCAGATTTGCCAAAAACTTCAAAACAAAAATGTAAAAGATCAGTACACCTACAGCTACGATTGCTGTTAGAGGGTACTGATTTTGCTATGACTGTAAATGAAAATAGGTGGCTCAACAATTGTATTATTACCTAGTTGTAATAGCAATGGTCAATGTTATGTAGGTGAGATTGAAGTACAAACAGATGCTGGATTTGTGATAATGAATCAAGCATTTCAAGTGACACAAGTTGATACAACGGAATCAAAACCATTAAAACCTATATTACTTGATTTAGATTTAGATATGATTAATAACTTATTGATTGTATCCCCACCAAAAAAACTTGATGAAGCAATAGAAGAACAAAAATTAAAAGAAGTTGCTAATGCTTTAGATTTAGACTTTCTAAAGTTTGATGATTTAGAGATTGATTTATTAGAAACTGAAGAAGATGAATACACTTCAGCACTTGACATAGATTTTTTAGATAATGATTTTTTAGTTGATATTTTAGATCAATTAAACAAACAACTTGCTTTACAAATGAGAAGTGAGTTTGATAAAAATAGAGATAATAAAAAATCAGGTAAAGATGAGTTTGGTGTTATACTTTTACTAGAGGATCCTCAATGGGTTTGGACTAGACTTGACGCTGCTCAAAACAATATAGTATTAAGACTTGATATGGAAAACAGTTATACTATCAATGTCACACAAGGCGACCAAGAAATTATAGATTATGAATTAGGCGATGGTGGTCAAAATCAAATTAGGATATATCAGAATCAATAATGTATAAATTTATGAAATGGTTTACAATCTGGTTGTTCGTATGGATGGTGTTTTTTTCTATTGTGAATAAAGTAAAAGCAGATTTAACATACAAGACCTACCAAGGAACAGGTGCCAGACCAAGTTTCCCAGGCAACGGTGGTAGTTTGTATTACGGCACAGTATTGAGTACAGGCACGGTGACTAGTTTGAATTACAATTGGGGAAGTGGCGTTGTATTAGACTCAGGCAGGAATGAAAGAGTGATAGTCAACTTCTATGGCTACATCACCATACCTGACACAGGTTCACAGGACATACAATTTTATTTGTATGCTGATGACGGTGTTTATATGAAGATAGACAGCACAGTTGTTATCAATGATTGGAATGAACAAGCCGCTGGCACGTGGAATTATGTTTCAACAGACCAAACACTCACAGGTGGACAAACATATTACATAGACGCCTGGTGGTATGAGAACGGTGGTGGTGCCTCCATTAAGTTGTATTGGGACCAGACTGGCTCAGTAGCCTTGGTGCCCAGCACGGCATATTCAACCACAGAACCCACACCTACTGCCGGTATATCATCATCACAACAGACAACTGTAAACACAGCAAGAGCAAAAACTCAAAATGGTAATGCCATTTATATAACTCAAAGTGGTGTTGGTATAGATTTAGATATTGTACAAGACGGTAATGACAACTTAATTATAGGTAAAGATTTAACATCATCTGGTTCTATTCAAGGTGACTATAATGAAATAACATTAACACAAAAGAATAATGATAACGTATTAGGTATTGAGGTGAATGGCAATTCAAATGATGTAGATGTATGGCAAGATACAGGACAAAGAGCCATAGTTGAAATAACAGGCAATTCAAATACTTTAGATTTAGAACAATTACATTTAAGTAATAGTGGAGAACACTTTGCTAGAGTTGAAGTAAATGGTAATAGTAATTCATTAACAATAGACCAAAAAGAAACTGGTGATAAGATACTATTTTTAGATGTGGATAGTAGTAATAATGTTCAAGTAGACCAAAAAGGTACAGGCGATCACTACCTAAATATAATACTAACTGATAGTCATACACTAGACATAACACAAGACGGATCAGGTAGCCATGACGCCCACATTAATTTGAGTGGAAACAATACATCAATAACATTAACACAAGATAGTAGCACAGATCAAAACTACTATTTGGAACAAAACTGTGTATCTGCTAGTTGCTCAGCAACAGTAACACAGAATTAAATTTATAGATATTAAGTAAATGGAGATAATTAAAATGGCACCAAACAGATATACTTTACTATTATTAGTAATACTTTTTCTATTTGCTATTTTAGTCAGTTAATGAAAAAGATACTAACACATTGGACAATTGCTTTTCTAACTTTATTTGTTATTACTTACATAGGTTTAAAAGACCCACAAGTCAAAGAGATATTAAGACTTAAAGGTTTTGATTTACTTCTTCAATCAGAAAAGAAAGAACTATCACAAGACATAGGTGTTATTACAATTGACGAAAAGGCAATAGAGAAGTACGGCCAGTGGCCTTGGAAGAGAGATGTACTTGCTGATGTCATTATAAAACTACGAGAAGCAGAAGTTGGTATCATAGTAATACCTATATTGTTTAGTGAAGAAGATAGATTAGGTGGTGATAATGAATTAGCAGAGGTATTACAATATGGAGTGGTCATATCACAAGTAGGAACAACACAAACAAATAAGAATGCCGTACCTAGAGGTATTGCTAAGATTAATGATCCTATGGCCTATATGTTTGAATGGCCAGGTATGTTAGGACCTATACCATTGTTAGGTGAAAAGGCAAGCGGTGTTGGTGTTGTAAATACTGTACCTGAAGTTGACGGTGTTGTAAGAAGAATACCATTGATTATGAAGATTGGAAACGACACCTATCCAGCGATGGCAATAGAGGTCATAAGAGTTTCTACAGGCGCTCCAAGCTATCAGGTGAAGGCAGGAGAAGGTGGTATTATCGCTATGAGAGTACCTGGTTTCTCTACAATAAAGACTGATTCAAATGGCCGTATATGGTTAAGATGGAACAAAGAATATGATACTATCAGTCTAGCAGATTTAGACCAAGTTGGCAAGTTTAAAGGTAAGACTGTTATCATAACTACCACAGCAGAGGGTTTAAATTCAATAGTGGCAACTCCTTTAGGTGAAAGATATATGTATGAGATAACTGCCTCAACATTATCAACTGTATTAGATGGTAAGAATATAACAAGAGTTGATATTAGTTTTATATCAGAATTAGCTGTTGCCTTTTTATTAGGTTGTGTTATCATATTAATGGCTAGATTTGCTCCGTATTGGTTAATAGGTTTAAAACTTATATCTTGGTATGTTATAGCAGTATGGTTAAGTCATTACTTCTTTACAAAACATTTGATGTTAGTAGATGCAAGTTGGATTATTATTACCTTAACAATTGTAGGATTTCATTCTGTATTTAACAGATTTATTTTAGAGTTTCAACTAAAACAACAAATACGAAAACAGTTTGAGAAGTATTTGGATCCAAGACAAGTTGCTATACTTGTAAAGAATCCTGAAAAATTAAAACTTGGTGGTGTTAGAAAAGAGATGTCTTTTATATTCATGGACATTGTAGGGTTTACACCAATTTCTGAACACTATAAAAACAAAGACGATCCAGAGGGATTAGTAGAATTGATAAATGAATTTCTAAACGAGGTCAGTATAATAATATTAAAGAACGGTGGAATGATAGATAAGTTTATGGGAGATTGTGTGATGGGAATATTTGGTGCGCCTTTAGATATGAAAAACCACGCCGAGATGGCTGTTAAGTCTGCTAAAGAGATAGAAGAAAAAGTTAAAGAATTAAAAGTAATTTACAAAGAACGTGGATTACCAGACATCAATGTTGGAACAGGTGTAAATACAGGAATAGCAATTGTTGGTAATATGGGTTCTAAAACAAGACTCGACTATTCAGTTGTGGGTGACGCTGTTAATTTAGCGGCAAGATTAGAAGCCACTGCTGGAAGACATGAACATATAAATAATAAGACTATATGGTCATCTTATACACAAGATCAATTACCAGATACATTTAAGACAAAGAGTATTGGTACTATTAAGGTTAAAGGAAAGGAAGAACTAATTAAGATTTTTACGTTTCAATAAACATAGACGGAGGGTTATGACACTACTTCAACAAAAGAAGTTAAGAAAGACACTAACGAAAATAATAAGAGACAAAAAGAAACTTAAATTATATTTACTGAATTTACATTGGATAGTAATAAAGAAACAAAAAGAACGAAGAAGAAGAAAAACATTGATAAAACTATATAAAATGAGAAGACTTGAAGAACTCAGGTCAATGTTAAGGTCAGCATAAAAATAAATATAACATAGGTTATTGATAAGTTAAAATAGTATAAAGACGTTATATCGGCGTACACCCACTAGGGAAACAAACTTATACTAACCAACTAAATAGGACGACATGGTAGAAAACGTACACACAGATATAAAGGTTCAATTAGAATCTTTACGAAAAGACATAGAGAGCGTTAACGGTATTCAAGGTCGTTTAGATACGGCGATTGATAAACTGACTGATGTTTCTACTGCTATTAAATCTATGTTAGCTGTACATGAAGAAAAACTCCAAAGAAGTGAATCGATAGATGATGTTATTTTTGACAAGCTTAAGGATAGACAAAATGAGATAGATAATATTCACAAAGAATTGAAAGCGGATATTGAACTGTCTGAAAAACGGCTACTATGTGAACTAAAATCAATGAGAAACGAAATTAGTGGCAGAGTGGGTGTATTAGAAAAATGGAGATGGTTAATACTAGGTGGTTCTATTGTTATTGGATGGGTATTATCCAAAAACTTCATCTATATTATGTCCATGGTTCAATCCTAGACTTGACTTTTTGATACAATTGTGTTATATTATAGTCTGTTATGTCAAGTTATATAGACCTAAAATTTATTACAAACATTTCAAGTAGATTAGGTCAGTTTAAGAAGAAAACTGATTACCTATTCAACTTTAGATGTCCTCATTGTGGAGACTCACAAAAGTCCAAGACAAAGGCAAGAGCATATTTTTATAGAGTTAAAAATGATATGTTCTTCAAATGTCATAATTGTGGACAAGGCCAAAGTTTGGCTAATTTTATAAAAATGATTGATCCTAAAATGTATGAACAATACCTTTTAGAAAGATATAAGAAATCGGCACCAGCGACACCGAAACCAGAGTTTGAATTTGAACCTGTAAAGTTTAAAGATACAACTCTACTAGATAAGTTGAAAAGGATCAGTGGTCTAACGCCAGACCACCCCGCTAGATTATATTGTGAAAACAGAAAGATACCTGAAAAGTATTTTGACAAATTGTATCTTGCTGAAAAGTTTATGACTCTAGTTAACGAAGTAAAACCTAATACTTACAGAGTTACTAGAGATCAACCAAGATTAGTTATACCCTTTTTTGACACAGCCGGAGAAGTCTTTGCTTTTCAAGGTCGTGCCTTTGGTAATGAACAACCAAAATACTTAACAATTAAACTAGACGAGAGTAAACAAAAGGTATATGGACTTGAGCGAATCAATTTTGCTGACCATATTCATATTGTTGAAGGTCCTATTGATAGTTTATTTGTTGATAATTGCTTAGCGGCTGGTGGAGCGGATTTATTTTTAAAAACAAAATTTCTAACGATCAGATCACATATATATTTGACAACGAACCTCGTAATAAAGAGATCGTTAATAGAATGTATAAAGTGATAGAACAGAATTACAATGTGGTGGTGTGGCCTGATGATATTCAACTAAAAGATGTAAACGATATGATCATGTCAGGTGTATCAAAAACAGAATTAAAAGAAATTATAAGTAGTAACACTTACTCGAAGTTAGGTGCTCTTACGAAGCTCAATTACTGGAAAAAATATAAAAAGGGAAACATATGGTAGAAAAACAAATAATAAATGTAGTTAAACGTGGTGTAAGAGGAAAAGAACCCCTTAATATAGAAAAGATACATGAAATGGTTGAGTATGCCTGTGAAGATATAAAAGGTGTATCATCATCTCAGGTAGAGATGTCGAGTGGTCTACAATTCTTTGATGGCATTTCTACAGACGATATTCAACAAATTTTAATTAAGTCAGCAGCTGATTTAATTTCACTAGACAATCCAAACTACCAATATGTGGCAGCCAGATTGTTATTATATTCATTGAGAAAAACAGTTATCAATAAACTTTGGGATCACCCTCACATTTATGAACATGTAAAAAAAGGTGTAGAAATAAAAGTATATGATGAAAATATTTTAAATTGGTATGACGAAAAAGATTTTGATAGAATGGAAAATTGGATTAACCATGATAGAGATTATACCTTTACATATGCCGGTTTAAGACAAGTCATTGACAAGTATCTAGTACAAGATAGATCAAATGGTAATATATTTGAAACACCACAGTTTATGTATATGATGATCGCTGCTACTGTATTTGCTCAATATCCAAAAAACAAAAAGGATGATTTATGTTAAAAAAATATTATGACGCAATTTCACAATTCAAAATTAATATACCAACTCCGGTTATGGCAGGTGTTAGAACACCTCTCAAACAGTATGCTAGTTGTGTTCTGGTTGATGTTGATGATACTTTGGACAGTATTTTTCTAGTGATATGGCTGTTGGACGTTATGTTGCACAAAGGGCTGGCATTGGTATTAATGCTGGTAGAATACGAGGTATCAATGCGAGGATACGAGGCGGTGAAGTACAACACACCGGCGTTATTCCATTCCTTAAGAAATTTGAGGCAACAGTTAAGTGCTGTACTCAAAACGGAGTACGGGGCGGTTCGGCTACTGTTCACTTTCCTATTTGGCACCAAGAAATAGAAGACATCATTGTACTAAAGAATAATAAAGGTACAGAGGATAACAGAGTTAGAAAATTAGATTACTCAATTCAATTATCAAAAATATTCTATGAGAGATTTATAAAAGAAGAAGATATAACTTTGTTCTCACCACATGAAGTGCCTGAATTATATGAGGCATGGGGTACACCCGAGTTTGATGATCTTTATATAAAGGCTGAAAGAAAAACTAGTGTTAAGTAAAAAGAAAATATCAGCACAACAATTATTTGGTAGTATTTTAAAAGAAAGAGCAGAAACAGGTAGAATTTATATTATGAATATAGACCACTGTAATTCTCATTCATCATTTAAAGACCTAATTAGAATGTCAAATCTTTGTGTATCAGGAGATACTAGTATATCTATATTATCAGATAAAATAGGTGTAAAAGACATTGAAATTAAAGATTTAGAAACATATCTAAAAGAAGATGATACTATAAAGGTATATTCAAAAAATCTAAAAACCAATGAAACCGAGTTTAATAAGGTACTTGATTTTGGTAAGACAAGTGATAGTGCTGAAGTATTAAAGATTACAGACGAAGATACCAACAAATCAATCATATTAACACCGGAACATAGAGTTTATACTAAAAACCGTGGTTATATAATGGCTAAAGAATTAAAAGAGAACGATAAATTAGTAATAGAATAGTTAGTAGGTAGTATAGTTTCTGTTTATTATAAATATTAGAAACAACATTACGAGGAAATATGATAATCTATAAAATAACAAACAAAACAAATAATAAACCATATATCGGCATCTCAATTTATGGTTTAGACCATAGGTGGAACAGACACCTTTCAGCTGCCAGAAACGGTTCCAAATTTAGATTCCATTCAGCTATTAGAAAATATGGAAAAGATAATTTTCTATTAGAAGTATTGGAAACTTGTAAATCAGAAGGAGAGATGAGAAAAAAAGAAATTGGTTATATAGAAAAATATAATACTATGAAATTTGGTTATAATGCAACCGCAGGTGGTTCGGGTGGTTGGATAGTAAACCCAGAAAATTATGAAAAATGGCATAAAAATAATAAACGTAGTGTACAAGGTGTAAAAAATGGAAATTCTTGTGGATTTACAGATAAAGAATTAATTGATTTTTGCGTAGAATATTGTTTAGAACTAAAATATATACCTGGACTAGGAACGTTTAAAAGACACCTTAGAACAAAAAACATAAAATTCCCTATATATTTTTCTAAAAATAGATTTAAAGGAAGTAACGAACATTTTTATAATTTACTAGAACAAAAACAAAATTAAAACATACTCCAGGTTTTAAAAGTGAAGAACATAAACAATTACTTAGGAAAGCAAATCTTGGCAAGAAATACAAAACAATAGAAGGAAAAAGAATATGGCTTTAAGAATAGAACATTTAAAAACAAAATACCAGTTTATGATATAACTGTAGAGAAAAACCATAACTTTTTCGCTAATGGCGTATTAGTACACAATTGCCAGGAGATTACATTACCTACTGACCCTATTGATCATATAGATGGAGAAGGAGAAATTGCTTTATGTATTCTATCTGCTATCAATGTAGGCATAATAGACAAGAGAGATGAATTAGAGGACTTATGTGATTTAGCAGTAAGAAGTTTAGATGAAATTATAGATCATCAACAATATCCTGTTAGAGCTGCTGAAATATCTACAAAGGCGAGAAGAAGTTTAGGTGTAGGTTATATTGGCCTTGCTCATTATCTAGCAAAAAAAGGTTACACATATGACCAAAAATTAGCATGGCGTCAAGTTGATAAATTAACAGAGGCGTTTCAATATTATCTTTTAAAAGCAAGCAACACACTTGCTAAAGAAAAAGGTCCTTGTGAATTTTTTAATAGAACAAAATATTCTGATGGTATCTTACCAATAGACACTTACAAGAAAGAGGTAGACGAGGTTGTAACCAGAAATCTAACTTATGATTGGGAGAGTTTAAGGAAAGAAATAAAAGAGTCAGGTCTACGACATAGCACCCTTTCGGCTCAAATGCCATCTGAATCCTCTAGTGTGGTTTCAAATGCTACTAACGGTATTGAACCACCTAGAGATTATTTAAGTATTAAGAAAAGTAAAAAAGGTCCATTAAAACAAGTGGTACCTGATTACAAAAACTAAAAAGTAATTATACTTTATTATGGGATATGAAATCAAATGAGGGATATATAAATGTAGTGGCTGTAATGCAAAAGTATTTTGATCAGTCTATATCAGGTAACTGGTCATATAATCCAGAGAACTACGAAGACAATCAGGTACCTGTATCTGTAATGGCACACGACCTTTTAACGACATACAGGTTAGGTTGGAAAACATCATATTATCAGAATACATATGACGCTAAGAAAGATATAGACGAACCGGCGCATCCTGTTGGTTTCCACGATAATGTACCTGAAGATAAGCCACAAATAGACGAGGAAGATTGTGAAAGCTGTACAATATAATGAACTTCGTAGCAAACTTACCTTATACAAAAGTCTTTATTAAAAAAGAATACTTACATGATTTAGAAAAAGGTCATGGAGAATTTGTTGAAGCAGTGTTAATATCTGTAAAATCAATACAAGGTCGTGCCTTATATTTTGAGGCATATCTACCAGATTATGGTGCTTGTTTTGATAAGTTTCCTTTGTGTGCTTTTACATGGAGAACGGATATAAAAGAAGAAGAACAACTAAAACTTGGTGAATTGTGTTTATGGGATTCTTTTTCATATGACATACAAGTTTGGTCAAAAAGATTGTTAAAAAATTGTGATGTAAAGATACTGTTAAAAGGTGGTAAGAAGATGAAAGGTGAATATCTGTTCACAATTGACGCTTGCCATAGTGATTCAAATATTATAAATACAACAGTTGCTGAAGTACCAAGTGAACATAAACAACATAACTTTGGTAAACTAGATAACGGACAATTCTTTGCCCAGCCTAACAATAGAATGTTATGGTTTGAACAATCACTAACGCCGAAAGAGTTAAAGATACCTGACTTTCAGGTTTCTAGTAGATACTTTTTCAGTGAACAGGAAGAAAAATGGGCATTTGGTGATAGTAAGGACTACTTTTACAAAGATGAAAAAAGAAACGAAGATGAGGACAAGGACTACAAATAATGACAAAATCAGTATTAAATAAAAGTAAAACGGTAGATTTTACAAAACAACCAATGTTTTTTGGTGAAGATTTACAAATACAAAGATATGACACAATGAAGTATCCTATATTTGATAAGTTAACACAACAACAGTTAGGTTACTTTTGGAGACCTGAAGAAGTATCTTTACAAAAAGATAGAAATGATTACCTTGATTTGAGTGATGAACAAAAGTTTATTTTTACATCTAATCTAAAGTATCAAACAATGTTAGATAGTGTACAAGGTAGAGGTCCGTGTTTAGCATTTTTACCTTTTGTATCATTACCAGAATTAGAAGGTGCCATTGTAGCATGGGACTTTATGGAAACTATTCATAGTAGAAGTTATACTTACATTATTAAAAATCTATATTCAGATCCAGGATTAGTATTTGATACGATTATACAAGATGAAAAGATTGAAAAAAGAGCAAATTCAGTTACAAAAACCTATGATGATTTAATTAAATTAGGTTATCAATGGACATTAACACCAGATAAAGTTGATATGTATGAACTAAAGAAAAGTTTATATCTAGCAATGGTATCGGTAAACATATTAGAAGGCCTAAGATTTTATGTATCGTTTGCTTGTAGTTTTGCCTTTGGTGAATTAAAGAAACTAGAGGGTTCTGCTAAGATTATATCATTTATTGCTAGAGATGAAAGTCAACATCTAGCAATGTCACAAAGAGTTATTAATAACTGGAAAGACCATGAAAATGATAAAGAAATGTTAAAGATTATTAAAGATACAGAGAAAGAAGTTTATAAAATGTATGATGAGGCCGTTGGTGAAGAAAAACGCTGGGCAACTTATCTATTTTCAAAAGGTTCAATGATTGGTTTATCAGAAAAATTGTTACACCAATTTGTTGAGTATATGGCAAATAGAAGAATGAAAGCTATACAATTAAATCCTATATATAATCAAAAAACAAATCCGTTACCTTGGGTTGACCATTGGTTGAATAGTAGATCAACACAAAATGCTCCACAGGAAACAGAGATTGAGTCTTATGTTATTGGTGGTATTAAACAAGACGTTAAGAAAGATCAATTTAAATCCTTTAAACTATAATGATTGAAAAAAGACTAAAAACTTGCTCCAGTTGTGAAACTAAATATACAGTAGAATGGGATATTGAGGTACAAGACCTTGAGCCATTAACTTGTCCATTTTGTGGACGTGAAGTAGAGGAAATTGAAGATGACGGTGAAGAATCAATCTGGACAAACGAATCCGAAGACGATAATTGGAATTGATTATAGTTTAAATAGTCCTGCCATTTGTATTACAACAGATTTTATATTTGAAAACAGTAAGTTTTTTTATTTAACGAATAAGAAAAAGTATATTGGTCCTATGGCCAAAAATATTATAGGTACGGAACACAAAGAATACGATACACCTATTAAACGATTTAGTCAAATATCAGATTGGGTATATGAACTAATAGAGGACACCATACACACAGAGCAGTTAGTTTACATAGAGGGATATTCCTTTGGATCAAAAGGACAAGGTATATTCCAGATAGCAGAGAACTGTGGTATTCTAAAGTATAGATTACAAGAGTTTAATATACATTACGATACTGTTGTTCCTAGTGTAGTAAAAAAAGGTGCCACTGGAAAAGGTAATGCTGATAAGGATATGATGTATGAATTCTTTTCTAAAGAAACAAAGACGGACTTAAAAAAAGTATTTGATACAGTAAAGGTTGGTAACCCTATATCAGATATTGTTGATAGTTATTATATAGCAAAAGTTGGTTATGAAAATTCAAACAATCACTAGTTGGAACAATAAGTTACATAAAGAATATGCTCATAGATTTGAGAAAACATATAACTGGCCATTTGACTTATTGGTCTATAACGAAGATGTTGATATGTTTGATAAGATACCTGATCTCAAAAAATTCATAGAAAGAAATAAAGATAGAGAAGTTGAATCATTTAAAAAAGATGGTGTAAGATTTTCTTATAAAGTTTATGCTTATACACATGCAATAGAAAATGCTTCAAGTGATGTAGATGGTTTAATTTGTATAGACGCTGATAGTGTATTCTATAAATCAATAGATGTAGATTGGATTAAAAAACATATTCATAAAGACGATTGTATGATGTCATATCTTGGTCGTGGTAGTAATTATAGTGAGTGTGGCTTTTTATATTTTAATATGAAACACGATCAAACAAGAAACTATGCTCGTTACATGAAAAAGATGTATGATTTTAATGAGATATATAGTTTAAGCGAATACCATGATAGTTATGTTTGGGACTATGTGAGAAAAGTTTTTGAAAGTGAATTAAAAGTAAAGAATAATAATATTGGTGACAACAAAGGTGGTCATGTACAAGCAAGATCAATATTGGGAACTGTCTATGATCATACAAAAGGCAAGAGAAAACTGGTAGGAAAAAGTCCAGAGATAAAATTATGATAAAGATTTTTATAGGTTTTGATAGTAAAGAAAAGATTGCTTACCACGTCTTATCACAAAGTATATTAAGACAATCAACAAGACCTGTGTCCATAACACCATTATACCTACCAAATATAAAATACGAATTTAGTAGAGAACGAGGTAAAATAGAATCAACGGAGTTTTCTTTTAGTAGATTTATTGTACCTAAACTTATGGACTATTCAGGTTGGGCATTGTTTATGGATTGTGATATGTTAATGAAGACAGATATATCAAAACTATGGGCATTAAGAGATGATAGATATGCTGTACAAGTTGCTAAACATGATTATGTACCAAAAGAAAAGACAAAGTTTTTAGGACAAGAACAAACAAAATATCAAAAGAAAAACTGGTCTAGTTTTATGTTAATGAATTGTGATAAGTGTACAGCATTAACACCAGATTATGTTAATACAGCTTCAGGATTACAATTACATCAATTTAAATGGTTAGATGATGAAAAACTAATAGGTGATTTACCATTAGAATGGAATTGGTTAGTTGGTGAATATGAACACAAAAAAGATGTAAACAATGTACACTATACAAAAGGTGGACCATATTTCAAAAACTACGAAGACTGTGACTATTCATCTGATTGGTTTAATGAATATACAGCAATGGTTAAAATAGAATTAGAATAATGAATATAGAATTTGGTGGTGGAGAATTTCCTCGTAAAGAAGATTATGTACAAGTTGATGTTAGAAAGTTGAACGATCAAACAATTGTATGTAAAGCTTGGGAAGTAGAGAACCACATAAAACCAAACACAGTAGAGAACATTTATTCACGTCATTTCTTTGAACATTTGACAAGAGACCAAGCAATAAGAACTTTGAAAGCTTGGTATAATATATGTACAAAAGGTGCTGAGATTACTATGTTAGTTCCTAATATGAAATTACATATATGGCAATGGTTGAATTGGGATAAACTATCGGAAAAAGATAGAGAATGGTGTTTAGTAAGTATATATGGTTGGCAAAGAGAAAGTGATGAGAGTGCTTGGGATTTACATAAGTCAGGTTATGATTTTGAAAAACTAAAAGAGTTAATTGAAAAACATCATTTTTCTGGTATGGTTAAAACAACAGCTGATGGACCTATGAATGATATTACAGTAGAAAATCAAAAAGCGTTTAAACACTTGTCGGTAAAATTTTATAAATGAAAACTTTAAATATATATCTAGGAACCACTAGTGGAACCAAAGTAGATAAACTATTATCATTTGGTAAAGGTGCTGAGAAACATGGTGTTAAAGTGGAGTATTGTAATGACAATTCATTTAAACCATCAGATTATAGTTTAATATTTGCTTACAAGTCAGATGATGTAAATTCCAAAAGTCATAATTTAAGACAAGAGATTGTTGATAGTAAAAAAGATAAACAAATATTCTTTTTAGATAGCAATGTTTTAGGTTATTATGAAAAAGAAAAGAATATAGAAAATGTTTATCGTAGATTTCCCTTTAGATCAATACACTCACATGAAGCAGATTTCTTACCAGTAGATGAAACATCATTTAAAAGAACAAATCAAGTTAAAAAAGATTTAGGTTTACAAATAAAAGATTGGCGTAAAACAGGAGACCATATATTATTATGTTTGAATAGAGGTAGTGGTGGGTTTTCATCATTTGGTAGAGGTTGTTATGAGTGGGCAAGAGAAGTAGTACAAAGGTTGAGATTATCAACTGATAGAAAGATTATTTTAAGATCACATAAACATTTTATCATAACAGATAAATTAAAACAAGATCAAAAAAACTTAGAGTGGATATTAAATAATGTTAAGAATGTAGAACATACAACAATAGAAAAAACAAATTTGTTAGATGATTTAAAAAATGCTTGGGCATGTGTAACTTACACTAGTACAGCTGGCGCTGTTGCTTTAATGGAAGGTGTACCAGTATTCATAACCCACCCAGCTTGTTTTTATAGATTATATGGTTCAGGTGGATTGGCACAAATAGAAAAATCCAACGATACCTAATAGAAATACATTTATGACTTACTATGCCAACTCACATTGGAATTTACAAGAGGTCGAAGATGGACACTATTGGGAAAAGTTTAAACAATATCGTATGGGAGTAGAATGAACATCATAGGCATACAAGGGGCATTTAGTACAGAGGCAATGTTTATATTTCCTAAACATGAAGACTTTAAACTAATAGAATACTCTGAAAGACACAACCATAAAGCTGATGTATATGTTCAAACAAATGTTTTAGGTGTGATGAAGAAAAAGAACGCAGAGAAGTTTCAATTTATATTAGACCAAAACAAACCTAGAATAGTAATAGAACAAGCAACCTTTAGAAAAAATATAGATATAGAGAAACCAGATGATTATTATTTTAGAGTTGGTTTAAATCATTATACTTTTAGTGATGGTATATTTAAGAATGAAAACTCACCATCAGATAGATGGGAACAAATACAAAAAGAACAAGACATAGAAATAAAACCTTGGAAGAAGAAAGGTGATTACATATTAATACTTACACAAAATCCTATAGATACAAGTCTAAACGATTTAGTAAAGAAACCTGGTGACTATGAAAACTTTATTAAGAAGACAATAGAGGACATATCAAAATATACAGATGAAGATATTATGATAAGACCA